TTTCTGAGATAGTTTGAAAACCATTTTTGGAGCGGACTGGTCCGCTAAAAGTTGAATTTGCCATAATTTCCTCCTACGGAAATAAGTTTTACCATCTTGGCTTGTCTGCTAGGTCAGTTGGTAAAACAAGTTAAAAATTCCTAGAATTGAATGATATAACGTATTCTAGAAAAAAGAAAGGGAGCCGAAGCTCCCTTAAAAGACGTAAAACGTCTACCCCGAAAGGATTAAGCTCCAGGTGAACCGTACATTCCACGCCAGTCACTAAAGCCGAAAGAATATCTTTCTCTTGCTTTGTATCTTACGTTTCCTGTTTCAAAGTCACCTTCCATGCCAGTTGACATTGGAGATCTTACGAAATGCTTCATGCCGTTAGGAGCGTCAGTCTTGATGAAGAATGCATCAGTGTCAGTCAGATAGTGGTTGACAACATAGCCTTCTGGGAACATTCCCATGTTCTTCATAGCGTTGATGTCATTATCGGATGTACCGACTCTACCTGGAGATTGAAGTACTCTGTCAGCCACAAATTGTAACTGAGGTGGTACGATCAATTTTCTAGCCTGAACATTGATTTTGATACCTCTTTCATCTTTATAAGATGAAATATCAATCAATGCGTTCTCAAGAGAAGTCTCGTTCAAGTCTGCAGCAGTACTTGGTTCGTTAGCTAAATCACCAGCTGTTAAAGTTGGATGATCTGTAGCGAATAATGCTTTTCCGTCACCACCTGGGAAGGTAGCTGAGAAACCATTATTAAGTACGTTTGCAGCTTTTACTTGCTTCGTGCTCGCCATAGAACGTGCTAAAGCTTTAGTATATCTAGAAGAAAGAGAATCATATAAATTATCCTCAATTGCTTCTTCTGTCAATGCAAAAGCTAACGCCACTGTTTCATGGGTGTAACGAGAAGTGAAAGTTTCTTGAGCTGTGTCATAAGATACCATAGCACCTTCCCCTTTTACAGGAGCTTGTGCAAAGCCTGATAACATTACTTCTTCTTCAAAAGCTCTCTCAGAATTTTCTGAATCGAAAATTTCTGCATGTTCGTTTTCGTAACGATCGTATTCAAGACCAAAAAGTGCATTAAGTCCTGGCTCGAGTTCCTTTACTAATTGTGCTCTGTTAATTGCCATTTATATCACCTATTAGTCATTACCGAAAGTTGAAGCTGGGAATACAAAGTACCCTCTAGCGTATTGCCCAATTGAGTTGTCTGGTCTATCGACGAAGCCAACCTGTTTAGCTATACCACTAGCAGTAGTTGTAGTTACACCTTCTTTCGAACGGTTGTTATTAGTATCACCTGCAGTTGTAGAGATAGTATGTACTTTACCGACGTCTGCTTGAGTTGGAGTACCTGTGTACTGTGCCTCGTAGACTATATCGGGATCAGCATATACATATGCTTTAGCATCTGCAGAACCTAGAGTTGCGGTACCATCTGGCCATTTTCTGGACCAAACTGGAGTACCATCTGTTGCTGTGTATTGTACACCGTAAAACACACCTAGAGGAGCGTCTGTTGCACCACCTTGAAGAACGTAACCACTTGTCAATTTTACTACATCACCTGAAAAAATATCACCTGATGCACCACTTGCGATTGCGAACTCTGAAGGTCTAATAGTGCCACCACTCATATGGTATGCTGGTGTAAATCCATTAGGATCATTTACATTAGCCATTTATATCACCTTTATTGTTAATATAAGTTCAAAATATAGTTCTAAAAGATTATCCTTTAGAACCTCCGCTTCCAAAAGTAACCTTAGATGACCTAGACGGATTGTCTATAGGCATAATAGGGTTACTCTCTCGCATAAGATTATTGTCTACAGCGTTCATTTGATCATTGGAGAGTTGAGCATAATATGCTCGTCTTTGATCAACAGTTTCCGCAGGCATCTTTGCGAGGATTAAGCCACCAACTCCTATGACTCCAGCGTGTTTACCATCCTCAACAGTAGGTGATTCAAAATCTGGGTGGTCTTCTGCTCGCACAGGTTCCCAACCTTCACGAATACGTTTTGACATATTCGCCTGATCTTGTTGTCCTACCATTGACTCTCGTATCCATCTGTATACATAGCCCTCTGGTGGGGTGGGTGCGTCTAATAAAGACGGTGGACTCCATGGTTTTAGGCGAGAAGTTTTTTCTCGGCTTTCTGCAGATCTGGAGGTTCGATCTGATTTAGTAGTTTTAGTTTCTTCTACCATTTTTTACTCCTATTTAACATGCTTAGCATATTCTTCTAGTGGCACACCTAATCTTTTTGCTATTGCTACTTGACTCGGTGTGAGTTGTACTTTTCTACGTGAGCGTGTTCTTGCAGTAGTAGATCCTCTACTTGATCCTGCTACAACCTCGTTCACCTTGTTCTGTTGAGCTTGTCCTAATTTATGAGGAAAAGCTTCTGCCATTCTTTTATCCACTTCTGCATAATACTCTTCAGAAGTTGGATCGTAACCTTCTTGTTCTACTAACTGCCTATGAAAAGCAAAAGCACTAGTAGTCATAGCTACATCAGAACCAAACCAGTTATTCTTTTTAGCCCATTCTTGAGCTTTAGGATCTGGTTCAATTTGAGGAGCTTGTTGTTGAGGTTGTACTTGTTTATTTACAATCTCTTCGACATTCTCTTCAACCTGTTCAGTTTCTTCTGGTTGTTTAGCTCTTACTCTTTTAAGGCTTTCTTCCTCAACTGCCAACTTAGCTAAGTCTTGTTGAGCTTGAATCATGGCGTCTGTATCGCCACTTTCATATGCCTTCTTATATCGGTCTTGAGCTGAACTAAGTTCAGAAGATACTCTACCTTTATACTCATCATATAGGTTCTGATCAGTTTTTGAAAGTTTATTCTTGGTTTTATTTAATTCTTCTTGAACAGATTTAGCATAATCTAATGCTGCTGTCTCTCTTCTTTCAGATTCCCTAACTTTATAGGTCAACTTAGCTATACGTTTTTTAACCGATTCGCTATAGTCTTCTATTTCATCAGGCTCTTTTTTAGGTTCTTCCTGTTTAGCTTCTTCCTCAGAAAGTTCCTCTACTTCTTCAGACTGATCTTCATCAGTCTCAGGAAGTTCAACTTCTGTCAATTCTTCCTGTTCTTGTTCTTGCATAGCTTCTGCCATGTTTAACTCCTTATAGTTGCGTGATTATACTAAGCTGTGACTACGTCTTCTGGGTTTTGTACTACAGCTAAAATATCATCATCGTTTAATAAACGCAAGTCACCACCATCAATTTTGATTCGTGCTCCTGCGTACCTGCCAAAAATCACCCAGTCTTTTTCCTTACACCAAGCACCCTCTGGGAACTTGTTTTTATCTTTATAAGCATCTGGACCAAGTGAAACTACATACCCAACATTAGTACCAATACGTTCTTTTTCTAGTGTTGAATCTGCTAGATATATCCCACCTTTAGTCTTTTGTTTTCGACTAAACGGTAAGATCATAATTCTGTAACCTGTGGGGGTGGGGAGCTGAGTTTTAAGAGATTCGTCTTCAGCTACACTTTCAGGTGTAAACTTTTGTTCATCTTCTTTAGGGGTCTCAACATTGACTTCAGTGAATCTTTCCACTGTATTTGGTATTGGTTCACCACCTTTACCAAATGATTTTACTTCTTTCATTCTTCTCTATCCTTGAGCAGGTCTCTAATTAAGAACTCCGTAAACGACAGACCTGATATTTCGCCTACGATTTTTTGATAACTTTCAAAATCTTGCACTCCGCCATTAGCGAGTGTTTCTGTTAATTGCTCTTTTCTTTCTGCAATTAACTTCCTTAACTTATCTACCATTTATACTATTTTTTCTTAGCTTTTCTTCTTGATTTAGCACCAGAACACTTCCATCTTTTTCTTGATAAGTTATTAGGAGTGTTCGGATCGTTTTGTTTCTTTTTCGATAACCTCTTTTTAATACCTAAACTTCTAGCACAATAAGAGTCACCTTTAGATGTTCCTGGTCTAACTCTTCTCTTACCATCTTTGGCTTTTCCTGCTTGTCCATAACTAACCTTTTTACCAGACTTAGTTACTTTGACTTTTGCTTTACCTTTTCGTGGTGTTGCCATTCTAGTGTATTATAACTACTTTAACTTAATTTAGTAGATTTTGTTTTAGTAGCTATACCGTTGCCTCTACACATGACTTCTCCGCCATGGTTCATCATTTTAAAATCACCAGCGTCGATTCTACCATTTTTGTTTTTATCTAATTCGGTTTGACCACCAATTAGTCCGCCATCTTTTTTACCTTGTGCTGCTTTTATTTGAGCTTCGGTCGGTGCGCCTTTCTCACCTTTTTTACGCATACGTTCACCTGAGCCCTTTTTTATACGCTCACGTTTAGCATGGATGTTAGCCCATAGTCCTGGTTTCTTAGCCATGGTTACTCCTTTCCACTAGGAGAAATATTGAAGCTCAAACCTTTAGTGGCTGCTCCGCCACCTCTAGCTTTACCTTTACCTTCACCGAAAACTTTCTTATTCAAGATAGCTCCCATAGTGACTGGCTTTGATAAGTCTATTCTTTTAGGTTCTTTTACTGTGTATTTCTTAAACATCTTAACCTCGCTTTTTAGCTTTTCCGCCTGTAGTCATTTTTTTGACACTTTTTTTAGGCTTCATTTTTTTGATAGTTTTTCTACCTCTATTCATTCCTGGCATTATTATACTCCTCTGTTTTGAGTGTCAGAACTTCTGACATCTTTTAATAATTCTGTATATGATTTACGAATATTTTCTTTTTCTTTCATCATAGCTTCTTCTCTGTCTTGAGCTATTTTCATTTCTGCTATAGCTTCATTAGATTCTATTTTAGCTAAATCTACCTGACTTCGTAAAGCATCACTTTGTGCTTTTTGTGCTATTTCTTGTTCTTTTAGTTGTACGATAGGATCAATCTGTGCGTTAGCTTGTGCCTGAGCCATAGCTTGTGCCTGACCTGTCACTACTTGTGTTGCTTGAGCTGCGAGTAGTGCTAACTCATTCATAACTTGTGGTGGTATTTCTGCACCAAGTTCGGGTAACTGTTGACCTAGTACTTGTTCTATTTGTTGTTTGTATAACATTGCCTGATGCTCTTGTATGTTAGCACTTATTGCTAACTGTGCTTGCTGATTCTGAGCCATCATTGGGTTCTGTAAGAATGAGCTGTGTGCTGAGATATAGGCATCATGGTTCTGGAACTCAAAAGCTTTAATAGGTTGCCCTGTCATGGCTGCTTGTTGTTCACTTATAGGGTCACGTGGTGGTATTTGAGCTGCAGGTGGTAATATAGCATCTATATTTTTAACCTCTAGAGCTTCATACATACGCTTATAAGCTTCTCGTAAATCATGTATTTGCGGTGCTGCTTGTGCCATTTGTAGTTCTTGTTGAGCTAACATTACCCTTTGAGCCATACTAAATATGTTAGGATCGCTTACTGGTATAATATCTACTCTGTCGTCAAAGTCAGCAGCTTTAATTTCTCTAGTTGCACCTGGAACATCATAAGGATAAACAGGTGGTAGGCTTTTACTGAAGATACTGGCTAATAACCTGAACTCTTTTTTCTGAGCAAAGTGTAAACGTTTATGTATAGCACTCATTACTTTAGTACCACGCTCTAACATAGCCACAGTTGTGCCTACAGGTAGTTGTTGACTACCAATATCGCCTACTTGCATGTCTGCTATGCTGGCAAATCGTCTTCCAGACTCAATAATAACACCTAATAACTGAGCCAGTACGCTACTAGGCTCTTTATATGGTAAAGGCATCAATGCATCACGGATTGTGCCTCCTGGAACGTCAACATCCCTAAATTCTCCTGGTCTTAGAGGTTCATCTTCCCCTTGTACACGCATACCACGTGCTTTAAACCCAGCTGGTAAGTTACTTAGCGTTCCAGCGTCAATTAACTGACGTAAAATTGATGTAGCGGACTTAGTAAGCCCTCCTATCATGTGAATTAGCCCAAAACCATAGAATCCAAGACCTGGAAGGAACTTATAGTGTACAAAATACTCCTTTTTATTGAATAATTCGTCACCTTGTTCCCAATTACGTCGTATAGAAAGGATTTCATTGCGGTCTTCAAGGATAGTTACCACATAAGGTACAGCAAAACCATAGTCATCTATGTCTGGAAGCTCTAAATTGACGTGTAACTCTATTACACTGTACTCTTCATAGTCAGCTATAGGAGGCGAAATGCCTTGTAACTCATCAATTTTCTCTTTTGCTTCGTTGTATTCTAAATCTATGCCACTTTCACCTATATCTATATCTCTATAGGTGCCATTCATCTGTAATTTTTTAAGATCATTCCCTGTCATACTCATAACGTGAGTAAAACGTGGGCTTGTTTCTAAATCTGTGGTTTCGTAAGCTACTACTAAGTCTTCAGCTTTTACTAGCCTACTGGTAGCTCTACCTAATAAATTGTCGTAGTAAACTTTTTTGAATGCACTACCAGCCAGTGGTAGATAAAATAATAAACTATCCATCTCTGGGTCATATTCTTTCATGACCTCTGTTATTTGATAGTTCATAAATTCTTTTACACGTTGGCTTTGATCCATAGTTTCTGGACTTTCGTTGCCCATCACTCTAGTTTTGATTGGACCACCTGCTGGTAAAAGTTCTTTGTAGGCTTGTGCTTGAAACTGAGTAACAGCTTCTGATAATAAGGGGTGATTTACACCTGTAGCTCCAGGAAAAGGCTCTTCACGTTCTTCTGTTTTTATACCTAGTAAATCTAAACCTTTAGTGAAAACATCTAGCCAATCTTTACGGGAGTCTTTGTCCTGTTCAAATGCATCAAGTAATTCGGACGCCAAAGTATTAAGCGAGGAGGAATCTAGCACTTCCGCAAGATTGACCTGATGTTCAGTAACTATAACCTCTTCCTCTTCAAAAAGGGGGATTAAATTACCGTCCTGACCTACTTCAAAAGCGTTAGTCATTTCACCCTGAATATTCATTTCATCAGGTAATTCTACTTCTAGTGCTTCTTGGATTTCGACTGGAACTTCTAAAGGTTCCATTGGATTTTGTTTCTCTATTGCCATTGTTTAATAATAACTTATTTTTCGTTTGGGATATAGTTCTTCATCCTCATAATCGCTTGGTAGTTTTACAAACCCACCTTGCCTAAATCGTAAAAGTGCTTGAGTGGTTGAGTCGACTAAGTCGTCATGATCACCAGCAGGGAAAGCAGCACATTCTTCTCTTACTTCATTTGCCCACTTTGTGTCTGGTGCCCATACCATTCCTGATTCAAACAATGGAGCAGCAGCATTTACTCTAGCTACCTTATCATTTCCCTTTGACGGTGTAAAGTTTTGTACAGGTATACCTACATTACGCAGTTCTTGAGTTAAGGGCATACCACTGGCTTTTGCTTCTATAATAGTTACGTCAGGTTGCCATTCATTATATTGTTCTAAGGCTATGGCTTTTAGTTCTGGGAAACTGTACTTACCTTTTATACAGTCTAATAAAATAATGTGTGGAGTTCTACCGTCATAAAAATCTTGACCTAAACTACCTTCAGGATAAAACACACCCCATGTAGTAATAGCTGAATAGTCTGACATTTCTTTTTTAAGAAAAGCTGTATCATAACTTTGTATTAAATAGTCACAGCTGGGTGGTCTTTCTCTTTCCCATTGTTTCCACCATTCTCGTTTAATAAGTGCACCTTCCTCGGACGTTGGATTCTGCATGTACTGAGCGTGCCACTTTGGTCCACCCCTTAACGTAGCCTTTACACTTTCAAGTTCATCTTTTGACCAGTATTCTGGCCATAGAGGTTTACCACTAGGCAATATAGCAGGGAGCTCAATAAGTTCCCATTGATCTGCTTTAGGATCACGTGCTGCATCTTTTAATAATTTACCTGTTAGGTCATTGATGTTCCAGCGAGTCATCACTATAACAATGGCACCTCCTGGCTGTAGCCTCTGCCTTGGACCAGACGTGTACCACTCGTAAGTATCTTCCATGGACTTTGGGTTCATGGCGTCTTGTTCGGAATGAGGGTCATCAATAATAAATAGATCCGCTCCCCTACCTGCTAGTGCACCGCCCACACCTGCTGCGTAATATTCACCTTTACGTTTTGCGTCACGCTTGTCTTGAGTTTCCCATTTACCTGCTGCTTTTGAGTCTGGGTTAATAAGTACGTCAGGGAATATTTTTTGAAAGTCTTCCGTTAACATTAAGTCACGAATCTTTCTACCAAACTTAACTGCTAAGTCTGCGGTGTGAGTGGCTTGTAGTATTTTTAAACTTGGGTTACGTCCTACTAAATAGGCAGGAAAGTAATGAGAAGCAAACTCACTCTTCGTGTGCCGAGGTGGCATATTAATAATAAGCCTTTTGATTTTACCTTTAGCTATACGGTCAAAAGCATCCGCCATCTTTTTATGATGAGCACCACCTATGAACGATGGCCATTGGCTTTTTACAAAATCTAAAAAGCTGTCTTGTGCAGTTTCTATCTCTTCAATTTGTTGAAGTCTTTCTGCAAGTTCTAAGTGTTCCTTGAGGACTTCCTCAGGTAGTTGTGCTATTAATTCTTTTTTCAATATCTAAGAGGCATCAAGGTAGCTAGTCCACCACGATTCATGCCTGCTAATTTTTGCATCTCTTGTATTAAACCTTTAGTATAATTATTATTGTTGTCTAAAAGTTTAGCCACACCTTTATTAACGTTTGGATTATTTAGTACATCATTAACTATAGTACGCTCTATTTTAGTAGAAGTTTCTGTAAGTCTGGGAAGTAATAATCCTGCTGCTTCTTGTTGATCTTTTTGCGGTAACTTTTTTAGCTCGCCAAATAATTTTCTAAAAGCTGGTAGGTTATCTACTTTATCAAAACTTTTAGGAAGTAGTCCTAGTAAGTTTTTAAATTTTCCTGGACCAGCTGCCATCATTGCTAAACCTGCTGCGTCTTGCCCTGCTGTTAGTTTAGAAATTAATCTGTCTTTTGCTATAAGCTTATCTAGACCTGCCATTGCTTCTTGGTCTTTGCTTGCTTGATACTCTTCTAAAAAATTATTCGCCATGTTTGTGTAGGTTGATAAAGTATTCTGCGTCAACTAAAGCTAACGGTTTACTTTTGTTTCTTTTTATTATAACTAGACTTTCCACATTTTTACTAGTGTTGCTTGAACATTGCTCATAAGCTTTCCACACGTTCACCGCTTCTTGGTTTTTACATTCAATAGAATAAGGAAATAGTTTTTTAGTTTGTACTCCCATAATCAGGTCTTCACCTGAGCTGCCCATGGGTCGTGATTCAATATCTTCTGGGTCCACGGACAATAGTTCTATAAGCTTGTCCCTTACCCACTGTTGTAGGCGACGACCCTTGGCTTTTGCGGAGCTAGTTTTTATTTGCCTTGCCCTCTGTATTTTTTACGTCGTTGATTTTTATTGGTGCCTGCACCGTGGCTCAAACGTGAGTTACCTATAGAAGTTTTCTTCTTGATAGATGTAATTTTTTCTTTTGCCCATTGCTTAGCCATACCGATTAATTTTATACTCCTTACGCTTACTTGCCAAATGTTCTCTATTTTGCATTATGAGCACAGGGACAGGGGTCGAATTATTACCGTCCGCAGGATGTGACCAAAACCACTCAGCATCTGGATAAGTGTCCGCTAGTTCGTGTGCCTTGGACTCTAGTACATTGCGACAGATCGAGGTATGAACTTTATAAACAACAGCATGATAGGACTTTAGATCGTGGTACATGGTGTCTACTAGTTCAGGTGAAAATTTTAATACAGGAACTTTTCCTTCGTCAAAACTTTCAAGTGAGTAAGGGCAGACGTGCGTTATAGTTTTTAAGTAGTCTCTCATAATCTAAAAAATTTTGCAAAATATTTTTGCATCAGTGAATTGTAGTCAGATTAAGGAAAAAGTAAAGTCTATATCTTATGAGCGTCCGATTCTTAGTTCGATGACTTATCAGTTCCTTTCTAGCTATTAAGGGGGGTGGGGGGTGCGTCGCGAAGCGATGCTCTTGTCTTCAGTTGTGTCTCCCGAGCGTAGCGAGGGCACCCGATCCACGATCGGAGGACTGTGTTTTCTGGTCTTCTCTTCGTCTGCTGTGCGTCGCGTAGCGACGCCCGATCGCGATCAGCGATCCCCTGTCCTGTGTCCGCTCTGCGGACGCTGTGGTGCG